ATCAGGTTGAGGTTGTTGTTGATGTTCGACTTCCACATCCAGCCCTTGGCGTCCGAGATCACTGTGCCCTCGTTATAGTAGGCAGTCGCACTCCAGTTGCTTGGTGTCGTTGGGCTGGTCGTGTTAGTATTCTCCAGCGAGACGAACACCTGCTCGTTCACGTACACCACGTCGCCCGCGAAGTAGCCGCTGAACTGCGTGGCGACGTTCGTGCCCGGCAGGCCCAGCGTCGCCGGGTCCACCCACGGGTTCACGCACATGCTGCCGTAGTAAGTCGTCCAGTCGGTCGTGCCGCTGGCACCCGGCGTCTGGTTCAGGCTCTCCTCCACGAGGCAGACCCACGTGCCGCCAGCGTGGCTGACGATATGGCCGAAGGGGTAGGACTTCGTGGCGCTCCACGCGGCCGGGCGCAGGAGCAGCGTGCTCTGCTTCGTGTCGCCCAGCGGTGCGCCGGTCAGTGGCGTGTTGATGGGGTACAGCACCGCCTTCTTGACGCTGAACGTCCAGACGTTGCGGCGCAGTTCAGCCCGACGCAGACCGTCGTAGCACTGCTTTACCTCCGCAGCACCCTTGTCATTATCGTCGAGGCTACCGACACGAGAAGCACCAACACGCTGTAGAGCACGGTTGCCAATGTCCTCGGGGGTCGTGAAGGCGGGGCTTGCCATGGGGCGGCTCCTATTGCGCCGCCCTTCAGTTTGGGACGCGGGCGAGCGCGGCGTAGACGGCGGTTGCGGTAGCGACGTGGATGCGGTACGTGCCCGGCGACAAGTCCATCGTGACAGAGCCGTCAGCCGTGCAGTTGTTGGCATTGCCCGCGATATCCATGGGGATGACCCAAGTGGACCCGTCGAGCGCAAGCTGTTGCACCTGCACGTTGCCGCCGCCGAACGTGGCGTGGACAGAGAGAACGTACCGGCCGCCGACCAACGACTTGGCCGCGCTGTCTGCGCTGCCGTTGCTGATCTGGATGCCGTCAGTGGACGTAGCCATGGCGGCCTCCGCTTAAATCTTCGGCAGATCGACGCCGGGGCCGGTCGTGGTGCCGACGCCGTTCGACAGGATGAAGTTCTCGATGGTCTTGAGGATGTTCGTCACATCCTTCTTCGTGAGGCTAGCGCCCTGCGCGACGCGCAGTTCAACGTCAGTCGCGCCCGTCGAAGTGCCGACCGTCACGTCCTGCGGACGAACGCCCTGCCCTTGGTTGACGCCATAGAACCAATCAGCCATGGTGATCTCCTGTTATGTCGGTAGGATAGTCTCGTCGCGGATGAACGTCAAGGCGGCGACGAGACCGCCATTGAGGAGGGCCACACTCGTCGCGACCGAACTGTCGGTCTGGATGAAGATGTTGGCCGAACTGATGATCGCCTGCGCGGCGGTGTGGTCGGCAGCGATTGCACTCGTGCTGAGCGCGAGTGCTTCCGTCTTGACGAGCGCGGTCTGCGTCTTTGTCGTCGCGAGCGCGCTTGATACAGCGCCAACGTCCGTCACCACAGTTCCCGTATTCGTGTGCGCGGTGACAGCGTTCGCCTTGGCGGTGACGATATCAGCGAACGCGGTGTTCAACTGCGCACCGACCGTCGCCCACTGTGCGTGTGTCAGGCCGGTCGCACCGCCGAACGTGAACTGCTTTGTGCTGGTGTTGTACGTGTCGCCCGTAATCAGAATGAGAGCCGCAGCGAACGTGTCCATGTCCGTCTCGGCTGTCGCCAAGTTGGTATTCACAGTGTTCGTTGCGGTGTTGGCGGTGCCTGCGTCCGTCGCAGCCGTGTTATTGGCAGTCTGCGCGGCGGCAACGTCGTTGTCGGCTGCGGTTGCATCCGACGCCACCGTAGCGATAGCCGCAGCGAGCGCGGTCGTGTCTGTCACCGCCTGAGCGATGGCCGCTGCGAGGTTGCTCACCGTGACCGGCACCTGACCGGCTACGTTGGGCGTCCCGAGCGTGACTGCTACTGCGACAAGAGCCATGGTGTCCCTCGAAGAAAAAGGTGCGCCCGCGCGGGGCAAGGTAGGAACCGAAGCAGAGGGAGGAGGGGATGACCCCTGCTCCGCAATGCCTCGCGCGGGCGCGTCTGGTTAGACGACGTAATCGACTTCCATGCCGATGTTGCCGGTGGCCGCCGTAGCAGCCGTCGCAGCAGTCACGACGAGGATATCGAAGAAGCCGCCCGGCGAGACGATGTTGCCCGAACCTGCGTTCTGAGCAAAACCGCCGCCCGCGTTGAACGGTGCAGCCGACGCAGCACCCGTCCCACCCAACACCGCCCACATCGGCGTCAGAGCGAGCGCCGGAGTGTAAGTGTTGTTGTAGGTGACTTCGGTGTACTTCGCAGCACCCGAAGCCGCCGTCGCATACGCCGAGCCGAACAGCTTGTTCGCGCCCGTGTACGAAGCGAGGGTGGTGACGCCGCCAGTGGCCGTGGACTGAGGGATCAGCCCTTGGCCGCCGACCGGCGTGCCATCGACAGCGCTGTCGGAGAACGCGACGTTCACATCCAGCGTCAGCGACGGGGTAGCCGAGCTATCCAGTCCCTTCGTGTAGATGTAAACGTGCTTCACCTTGGCCTGCACCGGGAACCGGCACTGGCGGCTGGTGTTCTTCGTAGCCGACCCGAAGGCGCTGGTATGCGTCACCTGATCCTGCTGCGCGTCGAGATCGCCCGAGGCACCTTCGCCACTCGTGGCGATGATGATGGGCGTTGCGTCGAGGTTGCCAACCGCAACGCTGGAGAGGGTTTCTACGGTCATGGTACTTCCTTTCCTGCGTTAGGGGTTAGGGGGTCACGTCCGCGCCGGTTGTGTCGGCACAGAGGATTTGGATGATCTTGCCCGGCTGGAGCCGCGTGCTGCCGTACATGACGGCGGTATGCAGGTCCCACGGTTCGCTGGACAGGTCGTTTCGGACCGACACGCGGTTGGTCGTGTCCTTCCACATGCCGAGGTACATCCCCGACTTGACGAAGGCCAGCACACCGCGCTGGTTCGACGCGCCGACGTTGAACGGCAGACGCTCCGAGCACACGATATCGAAGCCGAGGAACTTGCGGACGTTGCCGTCCACCAGAACCGGGCGCTCGTTGAACTCGGTGCTGACCACTTCAACCTGATTGAGGAGATCGCTCTCCTGCTGCGAGCCGATGACCAGCGTAAGCGGGTCGGCTTCCAGATCGTTGTGGTAGTGCCGGAGGATGCGCTTCGTCTCGATCAGCTTCGCCACCGACAGGCCGTTGGCCGCCGAAGCGCCGAACGAGACCGCGATCTGGAAGTTGGTCGTGTTGAAGCTCTCGGTCGTCAGCGACGCGGCGTCCTGCCCGACTTGGGCATTGGCCGTAGCGTTGGCGATGATGTTGTCGTCCCACGCGCGACCGACCGCATTGCCCGCGTTCTGCACGTACTGTGCCTTCGGGTCCACGATGGTCTGGAGTTCATCGAAGCTGTCGATCAACTGGTCGATCTCACCTTCGTTGGGGAACACCCACCGACGAACGAACTCGGCGTCCGTGCGGTTCTTGGGGGCGAAGCGGCCAGCGGGGGCTTTCAGGGTGATGGAGCCGATCTGGTTGACCGGGGAAGCCATCTTGCCGACGTGGAAGCCCTCGCGGACACGACCGCGCAGTTTCGAGCCCATCTGTTGGAGCAGAAGCTCCAGAGCGGTCGAGAACTGCGTGGTGTAGAGCGGGATCAGGCCCGCGTCTATCGAGGTAGACATTTTTGCACCACTGCAAGGTTAGGGTTATGACGAAGTTCCGATTTCGCCGTATCCCTTGCGGGGGGCTGACATTCTCGCCGGGGGACCGGGTGTGAGAATTAGGTGACGCTCGAGCCGCTGGCCCACCGGCCCAAGGGGCTGGGGAGGTTCGCGCCCGCTCCCGGCCTGCTTGGATCGCCCTCTGCGCGTACCGAGGGTCGATGCTGTCTGCGGCGGGGCCAGAGCCCGAGTGTCATCATCAATGTAGCACGCAAGAAAGTTGCTGTCAACCCCTACAGAACGTAATCACCGAGAGCGCCCCGCTTAAACGTCACGGAGCCCGTGTGCGTGAGTTCGGTGACGATATCGGCCCACACTTCGCAGCCCGCCGCCATCGCGTGCGCGCAGAAGCCAACGTCATCGGTGATCGTGCGACCATGCTGCACGCCGCTCGGGAAGAAGTCCCTGATCTCAATGTTGGGGTAGCACTCGTCAATGACGACTGGCAGCTTCGCGGCGATCTTCTCCAGCGCCTCGCGCTTTACCAGCATGAAGCCGCAGCCGACGTACTTCGCGCGGCAGAAGCCATTGGTCACATCCGCACCTTCCTTGATCGCGCCGATGAAGATGGGCTTCTCGCTCAACTGTCGCATCGGGTACGTCGCGCCAACGATATCCTTGTCGGCGGCGATGAAGCGCGAGAGCAACCCCTTTGGCCAGCCCATGTCGGCGTCGATGGTGAGGAAGTGAGTGATGCTCTTGTCGCGAAGCGCGAGCGCCGCGTGCAGGTTGCGCGCCTGCGACGTGAAACCCTTGGCAGCGACGGACGACAGCTTCCACTGCTTGTGGTGCGCCTCGTCCTGCATTTGGATGTAGCTGTTGTGGTACGGCAGCGTGACGTTATCGTCGTAGCACGGCGTGCCGACAAAGATGTGCTTCTTCATATCGCCCTCCAGAGGTAGGCCCCTGCCGGTCTATAGACCAGCAGGGGTTCTGATCCTACCGCGCCCGCGCGTTGGTGATGATCGTGTCGAGCGCAGCCATTTCCTTCCGCGCCTGCTGATCGCCAGCGAGGAACTTCGTGACCCACGCACTGTCGTTCTTCAGTTCACCCTTGCGAGCGACCGCCTGTTCCAGCGACATCACGCCGTTGGCGTCCGCGTGCAGGCCGTTGCCCTGATGGAACTGCGCTTCACCGATGCGAACACCGATGTTGCGGAACATTTCCATCACCTTGGCGTAGCCGACCGAGCCTTCCAGCTTGTTGACCGCCTCCACGTCGATGCCGAGTTTGGCAGCGGCGTTCTTGGCGATCTGCATGTTGGGGCTGGCCTGCAACGCCTCGGGGGAGGTGCCCCAATTCTTGGCGAGCGCGATGCGCTCCTCCGAGACCTTGGCGGCGTCGTCGGCGGCCTTTGTGGCATCGGCGGCGTCGAGGTAGCCGACCACGCCCTTCACCACGTCAGCGGCGTACTGCTTCGGCGTGTTCGCCTTGAACAGCGTGTCGCGCATGGTGGAGATCAGGCTCTCGTCCACGGCGCTGCCGTCCTTGCGAGTGACCACGAGTTCGTAGTCCTTCGCCTCGGCGGGGCGGCCCATACGCTGCCACACCGCGTTCCAGTCTCCCTTGTCGGGAGCCTTGGGCACAGCGATGAAGTCATGGTCGGCGCGCTGGCCGATCATCTTCTCCGCGTTGCGCTGTCCCTTCGTCGCCTCGACGGCGATCTTGGCCGGGTCCTTCACGTCCCAGCCCTTGTTCTGCCAATGGCCGATCATGTCCTGATCGACCCCCTCCACACCCTGATACCATGGGGTGGACGGCGGCGTGTTGCCGGTATCGTCGCTCATGTTACTTCTCCGAGTTGATCTCGGGTCCAGCATAGAGGGCCATTAGCTCCTCCGTCGCGAGCCCAAGATGGTTCTGGATGCGCAGCCACACTTCGCGGCGGCCTTCCAGTACGTTCGTCATCACCGGGTTCCCCGGCACGACGCACGTTTCGTTCGCGCGACAGAACTTCGCCAAGTCGCGCATGAATACCTTGCCCTCCTCCATCTGCTTGAACATCTGGTAGGAGTGCTTGCGGCGCTTCACAAACTCAAAGGCCGCAAGCCAACGGTCGCTCGCCATACTACCCTCCTGTCACCTGCTGCGCGAGCGGCGGACCGCCCTGCGCTGGAGCCTGACCCGGTGCCATGCCTTCCTTGGCAGCAGCAGCCTTGGCCTTCATCATCGCGGCGGCGGCGGGTGCAGCTTGTATCTGCTCCTGCCGCTGCTGCGCTTCCGCGCGAGCCTTGCGCTTGGCTGCGATCTTCTCGTCGCTCGCCATCCACGAGGCGGGCACGCCGTTGATCTCTGCCATCGCGGGGTTCGCGATATCGAAGTCGTAGTGGTCGAGGTAGCTCGGGTCCTGCGTGATGTTCACGATCTCCTTCGCCACTTCCACCGACCGGATGAAGCCAGCCGCCTCCTGCGCCTTCATGGCGCGGGAGAGCGGCGACGTGTAGGTGACGCTGTACTCGCCCTTCGCTTCCTTCAGCACATCCGGCATCGGCGGTAGCAGCCGCAGTTCGGCCAGCACCGCGATCTCGCGCTCAATGAGCGGCCCGAGGTATTCGCTCTGCTGGCGGCCCACGGTCGGCGCGAGCAGGATGCCCTTCTCGTTCGTGCGCTCGATCACTTCGGTCGCCGTCATCTGCGGCGTCTCGGTGAGGATTTGGAACAGCGTGACGAGGAACGCATCGTTGATAAGCGCGCGCTCCATGTCCATCATCTTCTCGTTCATCTGGATATTGCCGGTCGGCAACGTCTGCACGAGCAGCTTGCCGTCAGCGGTGACGCCGCCCTTGTTGAGCGCGCCGGGCCGCAGGCTCGCGTCCACCACGCCATCGTCAGCGGTAAAGAGTACGGGGTCCGCCGCTCGGTGGCCTTGCTTCAGGAAAGTACGCTTTTCGGCGTTCAAGGTTTTGAGTGCGGGAAGGACCGCCATGGCGGGCGAACGCCCGTACATTTCACCGGGCGTCTGGTCATAGCGCGAGACCGCCATCGGCATGGTGTGGTAGCCACCCTCCTCCAGAAGGTTCTTGCCCTCGAGGCTGATGTAGTATGAGGCCCACGGCATCCCCTTGCTGTCGATGCGCTGCGGATCGTAGTCGGTGCGCGGCACGACGCGGTGGACGAAGTTGAAGGTCATGGGGCTGCGCTGCTGAAGCGACGGCAGCAGGACGGGCGGGAACTTGTCGGGCCACTTCTCGAACGCCTGCTGCGCCGTGAGGCGGAACCAGCGCGTGAAGCCGTCGCAGATGCCCTGATGGTTCTCGCGAATGAATAGCTCACCGAGCGGCACCTGCTTGTAGCGGAGGCCGGGCATGCCGATGAGGCGGTTGTCGTACTGATCCACGAACACGCCGCCTGTGCCATACGCACCGAGCGAGCGGTAGATGCCTTGGTTCTGCGCGCTGAAGTTCGCGGTCGGCCGGTAGCGATGCTTGAACAGCAGCTTCGTCACCTGCTCGAAGTACAGCTTCACGCCACGCTGCTTGTTCACGTAGTCGTTGTCGGCCTCGAGGCCGTGCCAGAACATATTGCGCGGCGTCAGGAGGCTGTCGCAGATCGCAGCAAAGCGGACGAGCGCGAGCATACCGCTGCTGTCTACCTGCTTGTCCGTCTTTTTCTGGCCGGGCCAGTTGAAGTTGCCGTACATGAACGTGTTGCGCGAGGGCGGGTCGATCAACTCGCTGATCTCCTCCCAATGGCTGGCAAACGTCGCGCGCCACGTCTGCTGCTGCGTGAACTCCCGCAGGCTCTCCTCCACGATATACGCCTCGTACTCGGTGGGCTCCTTGTAGTTGGCGATGATATCGAAGGCGTCCGGGGTCCTAGGCATTGAAGCCACCTGAGAAAAGGGTCTGCGTTGCGGGGCCGACGCCGCCACCTTGCGCCATCATGGCAAGCTGGTTCATCCGCTTCTTGCGCTTCATGATCTCGTCCTCGGCCTGTGACTTCAACTGGTCGCCCAGCCCAAGGTCAGCACCGGCAGCGGAGAGAGCGGAGTTCTTCGTGGACAGCATGGTTGATCCTCGTGATCCCTCATTATAGGCTTAGAACAGATCGAAGTCAACGTCTCGGGCCACCCCCGAGCCCCGCCCCTTCGGGTCGGGCCGTTTGGAGCCCAGCGCCACCTGCTTGGCCGAGCGTATCTGCATGACCCCGATACGGGTGGCGCTCAGGATATCATCGCCCTTCTTCACGATCAGGCCATCCTTGCGGTAGTAGCTGGCCGCCTCCTCGAACCACTCGCGCTGATCCTCGAACACGAAGAAGCGCTGGCTCCGCATCCGCACCAGCATTTCGCGCACGCCCGCCTCGGTGCCGTACCCGCCAGTGGGGAACGTCGCGTGGGTCGGCAGCATGAGCAGCCCTTCCTTCTTGTAGCTCTGCATCAGTTCGATGCCCGAGCCCTTGTCGCGTTGGTGGCCGTCGTGAGGCCACGCGACTGGCACCGCTGCGGCGATGGCCTTCATCCGCTCGGCGTGCACCTTCGGGATGCCGGGCACTGCGATGGTGCTGCCGATGCGCAGGCACTTCATCACGTAGATGCTGTCGTACTCCTTGTCCCATGCGAGCAGCGTCGCGCCGAACGGATGGCTGATGCCGAAGTCTATCGACCACAGCTTGAACCATGCGCTCGTGTCGATGACGCCGTGCTCCTTGTGACACACGTCGCCGTTGGGCAGCAGCGTCAGCGGCACCTTCAGCACGTCGGGGTCTACCTCCTCGAACACCGCGTTGCTGCCGAGGTAGGGCTCACCCATCGCGCGAGCCTTGCGTTCGTGCATCGGCCAGCGCGCGATCATTTCTGCCTTGCGCCTGTCGCTGATGTGCTCGGCGTCGTAGATGGTCATGCTGGTGACGTGTGTGCCGGGCGGTTTCTCTTTGAGGAAGCGCTCGACCACCGGGGTCCAGCCGCCGAGCGGAGTGAAGGTCATGTAGATGATGCCCTCGCTCACCGTCGTCCGGGTCATGCACTCG